GCAATGCCTTTTGAACATTCAAAAAAAGTAGAGTATAATCAAAAAAATATTGCTAAATATAAAACACAAAATCTAGAGGATTTTTTCGCATGATACCCTTTCCAGAAAAAAAATATAATATAATATATGCTGATCCCCCTTGGCAATATAAAGAAAATTGGGGTAATGGTCAAGTAGGCTATAACGAAATGACTACCCAGGATATAAAAGATTTACCTGTTAAAGATATATCAGCAAAACAATCACATCTTTATCTTTGGGTAACCAATCCATTTATAAAAGAGGGATTAGAAATATGCAACGCATGGGGATTTGATTATAAAACACTTATCACTTGGGTTAAAACTTATCGAAACGGAGAACCTGAAATGGGTATGGGATATTATTTTAGAGGTTGCACAGAACATATAATATTTGGTGTTAAAGGTAAAATGAAATGTAAAAATAAAACAACTAAAAATATGTTTCAAGCAATCAATTCAAAAAGACATAGTGAGAAACCACATGAAGTAAGAGATATGATAGTAAATAGTAGTGGTGACCTACCAAGACTAGAAATGTTTGCTAGACATAAAATTAAAGGTTGGGACGCCTGGGGTAATGAAGTGGAGGAAGTTAATACAGTTTATGATATATAATTTAAAAGACGTTGTAGAATCGAGCAAGAGAGAAAGATTTAATGTAATCTCTACCTTTGCAGGTGGCGGTGGTTCATCTACTGGTTATAGACTGGCGGGTGGCAAGATACTGTGTATCAACGAGTTTGTTGAAGAAGCACAGAATACATATAGAGAAAACTATCCAGACACACCAATACTACCAGGTGATATAAAAAAACTATCTGGTAAAGATTTTACGGACATTGCAGGCACAACTGATATAGATATATTAGATGGTTCGCCACCATGTAGTGCATTTAGTGTGGCAGGCAAACTATCTCATTCATCAGGTGGTAAACATTCTGATGGTTGGGGTAAAACTAAATCATACTCTGATGGTATGATGGTAGAAAACATTGAAGACTTATTCTTTGAGTTTTTACGAGTGGCTAATGATATCAAACCAAAAGTTATTGTCGCAGAAAATGTTGCCGGTTTAACAATTGGTGAAGCAAAAGAATACTATAATAAAATATTAAATGAGTTTGAGAAGATAGGCTATGATGTCTGTTCGCAAGTAATGAACAGTAAGAACTATGGTGTATCTCAAACAAGAACAAGAGTTATCTTTATTGGTATAAGAAACGATATTACAGAAAAGGTTGGATTAAATTTTATGACGATACAAAATGTATTTCCTGAACCAAGTGATAAGATTATACCTTTAAAAGAAGCATTAGAAGGATTAGAATATGATCCTGAAGAAGTAAAAGAACTTACAGAAAAATTTGTGAATACTGCATATTGGAAAGATACAGGTAGCAAAATGCCTAACGATCCAGACAAAGTATTGACTGGTGGTGACTATCATCCAAAGGGTCATCACTTCAATCTAAAACGAGTATCACAACACGCCCCAGCACCTACGCTAACGGCAATGGGTAATGGGCAAACAAATGCTGGTGCGTTTCATTGGAACGAACCACGAAAATTAACTTTGGGTGAATTAAAAAGAATAATGTCTTTGCCAGACGATTTTAAATTAACTGGCAAATGGAACCAGAGGGCAGAACGTATAGGCAGAATGGTACCACCGTTAATGATGAAAGCGATAGCGGATTCTATCTATGATAATGTTCTTGACAAACTATAGGAGACCTGATATAATATGAAAGAAATAATGGAAAAACTAGAACAACAAAATTTAACAATAGCAGATTACAATACAATGATTAAGGTGATTGCAGCCTCACTACAAAGAGGAACAATACGTCCTGAAGAATGTACTACGGTTGGAAGATTATACGAAAAACTAAAATACATGATAGAGAAAACACAAAAGGAGAATACCAATGCCGGACTTTCTAAAACAGATAATTAAAGAAACAGGAAACGAATACGCTTCATTAGTAAGTGAAGGTGTCGAGGCAGGTGATGTAGATACGTTTATTGATACGGGTTCATATCACTTTAATGCTTTATTGTCTGGTAGTATTCATGGTGGCATACCATCAAACAAGATTACAGCTCTTGCAGGTGAAAGTGCTACAGGTAAAACCTTCTTTGTGTTGGGTATGTGTAAATCTTTTTTAGATAATAATCCTGACGCAGGTGTTATCTATTTTGAGAGTGAAAGTGCCTTAACAAAACAATTAATTGAAGACAGAGGTATTGATAGTGATAGAATGGTTATTATGCCAGTCACTACCGTGCAAGAGTTTAGAACACAAGCATTAACAGTATTAGACAAATACATTGAGCAAAATGAAGCAGACAGAAAACCAATATTACTTGTATTAGATAGTTTGGGTATGTTATCTACAACAAAAGAAGTAGAAGATACCGCAGATGGTAAAGAGACAAGAGATATGACGAGAGCACAAGTGTTAAAGGCTGCGTTTAGAGTATTAACTTTAAAACTTGGTCGTGCCAAAGTGCCTATGGTTATTACCAACCATACCTATGATGTTGTGGGTGCATATATGCCTACAAAAGAAATGGGTGGTGGTTCTGGTTTGAAATATGCGGCTTCAACCATTGTTTATCTTTCGAAGAAAAAAGAGAAAGAAGGAACAGAGGTTGTTGGTAATATTATTCATTGTAAAACTCAAAAGTCTAGACTATCAAAAGAAAACATGATGGTTGATGTTCGATTACGTTATGATACTGGTTTAGATAAATATTATGGATTACTAGACTTAGCAACTAAGTATGGTATCTTCAAACAAGTATCAACACGAATAGAGTTACCAGATGGTTCAAAACAATATGCCAAGACAATATACAATGAACCAGAAAAATATTTTACAGACGATATATTACAACAAATAGACGAAGCAGCTAAAAAAGAATATTCATATGGGAATCCCGAAGTATAATTACGTTGAACACCCTAGATTTGAACAAATGGGTTTTCGTATCGCTGATGGCAAATACGAGAACGTTATCTATACTTACGGAAAAGTAAAACCTATTGAAGAAAACGAAAAGTTAAGATTGAAGTTTGAATATGATATACATGAAAATCCAAATGATGTAGATACGGATTCAGATGAATTTATTAACACTATTGGTGATATATTAACTACTGAAATAACAAAGGAAAAAGATGGTAACAGCAGAGAAGATAGAGAGAACAGCTCTACGGAATCTACTACATAACGAAGATTATACAAGAAAGGTATTGCCTTTTCTTAAACCAGAGTATTTTCAAGACCGTAGTGAGCGTGTTGTATTTACTGAAATACAAAAGTTTATTTCACAATATAACAAACGACCTACAAAAGAAACTCTACAAATAGACCTTGGTAAACGTAAAGATTTAAATGAAGACGAATACAAACAAATTGTATCTCTTATCACTTCTCTTAATCCAGAAGATGTTGACTTAGATTGGTTAGTTAATACAACAGAAAAATTTTGTAAAGATCGTGCTGTCCACAATGCGGTGATGGAAGGCATACATATATTAGATGGTAAAGATAAAAAACAAAACCCTGAAGCAATACCTGAAATCCTCCGTGACGCTTTATCTGTTAGTTTTGATAATGCTGTGGGGCACGATTATTTACTGGATATAGAAAAACGATTTGACTATTATCATAAGAAAGAAACACGAATACCTTTTGACCTAGACTATTTTAACAAAGTCACAAAAGGTGGGTTACCAACTAAAACTCTCAATGTTGCATTGGCAGGTACAGGTGTTGGTAAAACTTTGTTTATGTGTCATCAAGCTGCAAGTGCATTGGCACAAAACAAAAATGTTTTGTATATTACCATGGAAATGGCAGAGGAAAGAATTGCTGAACGTATAGACGCAAACTTACTCAATATCTCCATGGAAGATTTACATATGTTGAATAGAAAACTATTTAACGACAAGATTACACAATTACAATCCAAAACAACAGGCACATTAATTATTAAAGAATATCCAACTGCAAGTGCAGGTGCAAATCATTATCGTGCCTTAGTAAATGAACTGGCATTGAAAAGAACATTCAAGCCAGATATTATTTTTATTGATTACATTAACATATGTGCCTCATCTAGATTTAAGGCAGGTTCTAATGTAAACAGTTATACCTATATCAAAGCAATCGCTGAAGAACTAAGAGGTTTGGCTGTTGAGTTAGATGTTCCTATCGTGACTGCCACACAAACAACTAGATCAGGCTACGTTTCAACAGATATAGGATTAGAAGACACATCAGAATCCTTTGGGCTTCCAGCAACAGCAGACTTTATGTTTGCGTTGATCTCTAGTGAAGAACTAGAAAAGGCAGGGCAAATGCTTGTTAAACAATTAAAGAACAGATACAATGATCCAACCATGAATAGAAAGTTTATAATTGGTGTTGATCGTGCAAGAATGAAACTGTTTGATATAGAACAACAAGCACAAAACTTAATACAACCAGAGGAGACAAAATATGTCGAACATAACCTTAAAGAAACGCAAGAAGAAAGCGCCGAAGAAAAGTACAAGAAGTTCCAGGACTTCCAGTTCTAATCTAGAGTATTCTGTAAAGACAAAAAAGAAAGGCAAAGGCTATCTTTTTCAAGTATTAGAGAACAAAGATAGAACAGTTGCCACTTTTAACTTTAGAGATAAAGCTAAAGAATTTGCAGATTTTCACAATAAAAACCAGATTTGGAAAGTAAATGGAGGTATTCCCAAGTTTCTCCTTGACTAAATAGTTATTTTAGTATATAAATGGGAGTAATGATGAGGGGATACAAAGATTTTACAACTAATTTACTTGCAGAAGCAAGAGTAGATACAACAGCGACAGCAGCAATAACAGAGTTATTTCCTGCGTTGGCCTTTAACAATAAATTCAAACCATCAAATAATGAAGACTTTAAAAAGTTTTTATATAAATTAGGCGATCTTAAAAAGAATGCTCGAAAAACTTTTGTTGTTGATAACAATAGAAAGGCAGGCATTATTGTTATCGAAAAGATTGCTTCACTCCCAGAATCTCTAGTTAGAACAAAATTACAAAACGCTATAGGAATAACTAAATTTCTATATGATATGCATAACTCTAAACCTATTAAAAATGTTATATGGGGTTATAGAGAAAAACCAAAAGGTGTTCCAGGCAATCATGCAGGTGATATATTTGTGTATTATCGTAACGGTGATATCTTAGGTATATCATTAAAGGCAGGAACAGCAAAGTCAGCAGAACCTTTATTGAATAGTTATGTTCTCACACAATACAAAGCAATCAAAAGAGAAGATCAAGTAAAAAAATTAGAAGATAGTTTATGGTCAGGTGTTTATTCTAAAATACCTGGTGTATCAGAAATTGCTACTAAAAGCAATTACATGGGAAAGAAAAATGATATTAGACAATTATACCTTGATCATTTTTTAGAAAACGAAGATCAATCAAATGAACTATATGTTGAAATGTTAAAAATATGCCGTCAACAATTTTGTAAAGCTGTTAATTCATTATCATTAGATGAGTTTAAAGATTGGTTAATTAATCATTTTAATTTGCAAAAGAAAAAAGAAAAAGTGCCTCTAATTCTAGTTAAGGCAGTAGGCAACACCGCAGAACAAAAAGGTGATAGTTTGGCACAGATATTACCTTTAATAGATAAGTTTCATGCCTATTTAAATAAAAATTCAGTACAAGAATGGTTGATTGATGTATTTACTCCAGACGAAAAGAAAACTATGAAAATGACAATACGTTCAGATAGTGGTGTTCGTGCTGGCAAGAAATTAGGACAATTAGGTAGACTTGCTAAATTTACTATGTTAAAATTACAATATAGTGGAGTGAAATAATGTTATTGGTGGAAGATAAGAACACACATTTAGAACATCTGGAAGATGATATCATTAATAATGGTTATGCAGGTGGTCAAAATGCAATTGCTTTTTTAGAAGCATTGAATGGTATGTTATCTGGCAACAGTTCAAGTAAAGTGAATGTGTCTGTTAAGTGGGATGGCGCTCCAGCAATAGTCTGTGGTCCAAGTCCAGAGAATGGTAAATTCTTTGTAGGCACAAAATCTGTATTCAATAAAAACCCAAAAGTAAATTATAACATTGCAGACATAAGAAAAAATCATGATGGTCCTGTTGCAAACATATTAAGAGAATGCTTACAGTATCTATCTGGTTTAGGTATGAAAGAAATATTGCAAGGCGATTTAATGTTTGTGCAATCTGGTAAAAAGAAAACAACATATAAAGATCCTTCTGGCAAACAAGAACAAATGATTTCGTTTCAACCTAACACTATTGTTTATATGGTACCAGAGAATACACCATTTGGTAAGAAGATAGATCGTAGTAAATTAGGTATTGTTTTTCATACAACATACAAAGGTTCAAGTTTTGATAAACTATCAGCCAAGTTTGGTGCCAACGTTTCTAAACTACGAAGAACACCTAACGTATGGTTTGATGACGCTAGTTATAAAGATGTATCAGGTAATGCATTGATGACAATAGGTGAAAGTCAGCAATTACAAAAGACAATCAACATGGCGTCAGGTTCGTTGAAGAAGTCTAAAGAAATGTTAAACAAAATTAAAACAGAAAAGAATACACTATCAGTAGGAGTTCAATTAAAAACATATCTGAATAGTTTTATACGAGCGGCAAGTGATTTACCATCAACAAAAGAAACCGCTAATAAGTTTAGAGAGTTTTACAAAGAGAGAACACAAAAAGAAATTGATAGAGTGAAAACAGAAAAAGCAAAAGAGAAATATCAAACAATACAAAATGCAGGATTAAAGTTTATTGATGGTCACAATGAAAGTGTGTATTTTGCTTGTGCAACATACAAGACATTACAAACTGCCAAAGGTGTGATCATATCAAAACTTAATAAAGCAAAAAGTATTGGCACATTTAAAACTACACCAAACGGATTACAAGCAACAAACCCAGAAGGTTATGTGGCAGTAGATAAGAAAGGTAAAGCAGTAAAGTTGGTAGATAGATTAGAGTTTAGTATTCAAAACTTTACAGCTGCAAAGAATTGGGAAAAAGGTTAATGGAAAGATTTATTATACAAGAAGGTTTATATGATCCAGGTATCTTCAAAGCATTCTTTCTTGCAGGTGGTCCCGGTTCTGGTAAGAGTTATGTAACAAAAAGAATTACAGGTGGTCTTGGTTTGAAGAATGTTAATTCAGATAGTGCATTTGAAAGAGCATTGAAGAAAGCAGGATTATCTTTAGATATGCCACCAGAAGAACAATATTTTAGAGATAAAGTGAGAGCAAGATCAAAAACATTAACAGCAAAAGGTTTAGATTTGTATATACAAGGCAGATTAGGTTTAGTGATTGATAGTACCGCAAGAGACATTTCTAAAATAGA